CGTTAGTAAGGAGAACGTTACCGATCTTAGTGTTCCTAGGGTTGGTCGTTACCACATTTGCATTTTCTGTAGATGTTGAGTATTTGAATATCAGTCAAAATGTTGCTGCTATTCTGTTCATTGTGTGTGTTTCTGCATGTTCTTTTTATTGCAGAACGTATATTGCCGCTTTTGCATTACGCTGTTTCTACTATTTTGCGTTTGTTATGGCATTGGTTAATCTTATTTTCTCACGATTTGTTCGGTACTGTCGCGAGCTCCGGTTCTATTACCATATTTTGGTTTTAGAAGTCAAAATGTCACGACTGTTCTTGTTCTTAAAGACGTTGTGTGTCATGTATCTACAACAACTGAAGAATGTCAAATCTTCTAGTCCTATTGTTGTTCGACACACGGTTGACATCACTAAGATCCTCATTGCTGTACTGCTCTCCCTCATTTCCAGCTGTTTTGCTAGCCTAAGTTCACCCACACTCACTTTTATCTCCTACTTTACTTTTTATTATTCGACATTAGAAATGTTTCACGCTGTTCTTGTTACCACATTACTTGTTTGCCTTGGTCGTACTCAACTGCTGTCCTTGTTCTCCGAAGATTTAAGCGGTTTTCGTTCTATCTTCCAACAGACTCAAGTCACATATGGTAGTTTACCCCCAAGTCACTCTCATGGTAAGTGTGCTCAAGTTCGTTCTGCAGGTTATGATGCCATTCGTAAGATGGCACTCGCCTCTGGTCGTGAGATTTATTCTATTTCTAAGTCAGATAAAGATCGTAGAGAAGGTTACCGGGGTAATAGGTATTTTTATTTTCCAAAAGATACTGTTCTTGATTATTCCCGTGACCCAGCTTCCGACAACGATCTTGTCCAATTGATCGACGTCGATTACTATTTGAATATGCCTGCAGTTCTCTCTGGGCAGCGTGACACCATTGAACCTGGTTCTTGGCGTTCCGTCATCGCTAATTTCATAACCCCTTCTGCCCCTGTCCCTGTGATGTGTCACTCTTTTTATCCAAAGAGTGTCTCTGGTTCCGGTGTTGGTTATAATTGGCGTGTTTCTAATGGTAAAATCGAAATGTTTGTTGCTGGTGGAGGTAAATACACTCATGAGTGCTGGGATTACAGTCGTGATTCAACGACTGTTTGGTGCAATGGTTCCTTAATCTCTTATCATGTGGAGACTCGACCTTATAGTGAAGATCCTAATTTCTCGCTTGTTTGTCTTTCTCCCGCCCGACAGTATCACCTTCAATGGGTCCCCTTCTACTTGAGAAATTTTGTAGTTGGTGATTTGATCTCCCCTTTGATCAGGTATGACTTTTCTGTAAAGTCTGTGGTTTCTGGTGTCGGAGCTGGTTACGTTACTAAGCGTTTCCTAAAAGAGTTTAATGGTAAAACTGTGCCTTTCATTAGTGCTAGCATTGAAGGCGTCAGCGCAGGCTTTTCTGTCCCTGAAGAGGTCATTACTGCCCTCTATCTCAGGCTCCAACGATTGTTGAAACCTGGTGAAAGCCCTGTTGGCGTCCTACAACCTGCTGATGTTGAGAGACTGTTTAACGCTGAAAATCTTGTCCCTGAAGATTTTCCAAAATCATCCTTGCTTGCCGTTGTTGATTTTGTAGAACGAACTCCCTTCCACATCCCAACTTCAACTAATTCAGGTGGTGCTGCTAATCCTGCGAAGGATAGCCACACGTATGTTTGTCTTGGTTCATCTGTCTTCTCTAGATTAGGGGAGGACGCTTCTGCATGTATGCGAGCCATAGCAAAACCTTTTGGTGGGTTTGCTGTCGCCCCAGCCAGATGTCGTAATAATGACGAGGCTACAATTCAAGGTCGTATACTTCAAGTGCAGCAGAAAGAACCCGCGAAAGTCGATGCTAAACACTTTCGTTGGACTCACGATTATGTGTATGCATTTCGCCGTTTGTTATTGAAGCAGTGTGCTGGGACCTTAGCTCCCTGGGATTATGATGATGTGATCGCCCATCAAACTCGACCCACTCAACGAGCGCGACAGCGCCAAGGTTGGGGTTTCCTGGATATCCCTCAAAAGTTGGTCTCTTCTTTTATGAAAGCGGAGTCTTATTCAAAAGTTACCGATCCTCGCAATATATCTACCTTACCCGAACGTCACTTGAACAGATTGAGTAGTTTTTCCTACGCCTTTTATCAGCACGTCTTAAAACACCAAGAGTGGTATGCCTTTGGCAAAACACCTTTGGAGGTGTCTCAAACAGTATCCAAAATACTGGAGCATGCTCTTAGTGTTGAGAGCGGTGATATCTCTCGCCTTGATGGTTCTTTCTCGGCTGAGTTAGGTAAGATTGTGTCAGCAATCTTCCTTGGTGCTTTTCACCCCTCTTATAGGCAAGAATTACTCGACCTCCTTGATAACGAGGTCGATTCTCCAGCGTTTACTAAGTTTGGAGAATTCTATTTGACTGGCACCTCCACATGTTCAGGATCCCCGATCACTGCGATGCGTAACAGTGTCGGAATGGCCTTTGTTCTCTTTTGTCTGTTAGTAGATAAGAGGGCTGGTCATGATGATCGATACGAATGGGCCTTTTCTCGTATTGGTCAAGTTGGAG